AGACGAGTAAGACGACGGGGAAGATTAATACAGAAACCCAAGAATAAAATAGTAAAAAGTTTGTTTAGAGTTATAGCAGAAGAAGTTGGGGGAGACGTTTGGACTGAGGGAGAGTACGACACGTTTGAGGATGCAAAGTCATCAGTTGACAGTTACAACACACCTCAAGTAAACTATTTAATATATTCTGATAAAAATAGAGTCTTGTACACGAAAAAAGGAGCATAAATGCCTAACTTTGAATATATTGAATCAGCCCTAATCTTTGGCTTAGACACAAAAATTAATTTACGTTCTTTTAAGCATTCTGAAAAAGACTTTGCTAGGCATGGGGATGCTTATAAATTTATATTAAACCACTTCGATAAATATGGAGAGTTTGCTTCTCCCGAAGTATTGGTTGAAAACTTTCCTACTCTAGACAAAACTGCACAATCTGTTAATTTTGAATACGCAGTAGAGCTTTTTAAAGACCAAGTCTTGCAGCGTGCTGTAGTATCTACAGTTCAGAAACAAAGAGAGTTGGTAAAAGAAAACCCTAAAAAAGCACTATCAAATATTATGGTGGGGTTAACAGATATTGAAATAGTTTTTGATGAAGACGTTCAAGCATATGATAGTGGTAATTTAACTCGTTTAGACGAGTGGAAAGAAAGAACTGCTAAAAGAAAAATGGGTGATGGTTTAATGGGTGTACCCACTAGCTTTAAGACTATTAATTCTTCAGGTGTCGGGTGGATGCCCGGTGAATTAATTGCCATGTTTGCTAGACCTACCATTGGTAAAACTTGGATGTGTGTACATGCAGCAGCTACAGCGGTCAATAATGGAGTAAGAACCTTATTGGTGTCTACTGAGATGCCTAATACGGCTATAAACATGAGACTTGATGTAGTTTTAGCTAAGATGAAAGGATATAACTTGTCCCACAGGGCATTGAGACATGGTGAACCAATAAATGAAGACGAGTATGTTAAGTTTTTAGAAGAATCTGACTCTCAATCTTTATTAATTTGTGACCATATTTCAGGACAGATGGGTATATCTATTGAGGCTATCGCTGGTTTGGTAAGAAAGCACAACCCAGAGTTTGTAGTAATTGATGGGGTGTATTTAGTAGCTACTTCTGATGCAAAAAAAGCAGCTTGGGAGCAATCCCATTCGTTGTTTTATGGGCTAAAGAATTTAGCAACTTCTACAAATACCCCAATTATGGTTTCTACACAGGCAACAAGGGATGCAGCTAATATGTTTACACCACCTAGAGCTGACCAAGTAGCATTTGGTGATGCTTTGATAAGAGCTGCAGATGTAGCAGTAGCTATGTGTGCTTTGGAACATGAGGATGATAAGAGATTAGTACAGTTTCAAAAATACCGTGATGGTGAGTTGTCTAAAGACCTAACGGTGATGCAATGGGCTGTAAATAATGGAAATATAGAAGAGCTCCCTGATTATGAATGGGAAGACTTTTAAAAACAGGAGGTTATTATGGGAATCTTAGACTGGCTTTCAAGCAGTAATACTGAAGACGATAGCAATATTGTTGTAAAATCTGCAAGAAGTAAGGGATATGGAAGACCTATTATGGATATCACAGTAGGAGACATACGTAAAGGTATTGCTTCTGATGAAAATGGATATCGTAATGAGGTAGTTCTATTTCTAAGAAAAAATAAGAAGGATAGATAATGATAGATTGGTACTCTGTACTAATTAAATATGGTATATCGGTACCAAATGAAGAACAATTTATAATTCATTGCCCCTTTCACGAAGATAGAAGAGAGTCCTGTTCTATTAATTTAGAGAAGGGGGTGTGGATTTGTTTTGCAGGGTGTGGTCAAGGTAATCTTAAGTATTTTATTTGGAAGCTATCAGGTAAATCTTGGGATGAAATAAATAGCGAGTTTGAATCGAAGGCGTGGGAACTAGATTTTTCTATGCTTGACGACCTAGAGGAAGTTACAGAACCTACATCATCTTATGAAAAGCCCGAGATACTAGAAGATGTTCCAACAAATCATTGGATATACAATCGAGGGTTTACACAAGAAACAACTATGAAGTGGGGATGTAAAGTTAATGAATTTTTAGACTTTATGATTCCGGTAGAAGACCAAACATTGGAAATACAGGGTTGGATAGCACGTAGAAAACAAGCCATACCAAAATATTTATTTTCTAAGGGTTTTGCTAAATCACAAAGTTTATTTGGTATAAATCAATTATATGAGACAAAAGTATTATATGTTGTCGAAGGGGCTTTAGATTGTATGTGGCTTAGTCAATTCGGTTATTCTAGTGTTGCTATATTAGGGGCTAGCGTCTCACAAAAACAAGTAGACCTAATTAGTTCACTGCATCCACAGGAAGTGGTTTTAGCATTAGATAATGACGATGCTGGTAAAAAGGGAATAGATAAAGCTACACTTGACATGGAGGGTAGATTTTTTATATCATATTTAAAGTTACCCAAAAAATTTAAAGATGTACAAGAAATTAGTGACATAAATACCTTGCACAAGGTAATGAGAAATAAAACAATATTTTAAAATAGGAGATTTATATGAGTGGAATAGCACGAATTGCAAAAGGAAGAGAGGACGCTAGAAGACCGTTGCCCGAAAGAGCTCCGGGGAGAGAGGTATGGTTAAAAGATGGTGACCAACTATTTCTGACTTCTGTAGCAACGGGAGAAGAAAACGACAAATTTTTAGACGAGATATATTTGTATACATTTAGAGTAGGTAATCGTTGGACAAACTTGATAAAGGATGACAAGGTAGATACAAGTGGCGTACCTGAAGATACAAGAGCTTCTCACAAGTTTGCTTTTTGGGCATATGTACATAATATTATCCACACTGAAAAGCGAAACGAGGACTGGATAGAAATAGAAGGACCTGCAGGAAAAAAGGTATACAGAGAAGATATAAACGATTTTAGAATTGTTTCTTTAGGATTTGGTCGAAGTGACTATGTCTGGAATCAATTAGTAGACGTTTATAGTGATTGGGGTGCATTGAACAAAGGCGTTTTGAGAATAAAAAGAACCGGACAAGGTGCCTACGATACATCGTATGCAATTACCGCAACTCCTAAAATAGACGAGATTCCAGCTGATAAAGCAAAGGACCCTGAAGAACTACCTCTTATAAAAGACTATTATTTAGAACGATACGGTAATACTGACATCATTGATATAGCTACATCAACAGCTGACGATGATGACGAATTATTTTAATTGAGGCACTGTGTCGGTTGTAACTAATCGCACCTTTGAGGAAAGTCTCAAGCAACTACAGTCGGTATTAGAGGTAGCACCGACCCTTGTAGTTGATGTCGAAACGAATGGGTTAGATGCTTACGGGTCTAACCAAATCTGCGGTGTTGGAGTTGGTTCTCCCAACCCGGATGGACTTGTGCAATACTACCCATTCAGACATCATCTTGGAGAAAACCTACAAATGGAAGCACTCCAAAAGCTTATATCTATTTTAAACCAATTAGTTAAATCTTATGTAGGTTATAACTTAAAGTTTGATTTACATTTTTTAGAAAAAGATGGTTTAGATATCACAGATAAAGAACTTATTGATGTAATTGTTATGGTTCGACTCATCGAACATTCAGACGTTAAAGAGTTAGGTCTAACGCCTACAGGTAAGCGTGCTTATGGTGAGGCGGCTGTTCAGTATGACATTGATACAAAGAAGTTTCTTCGGTCTAATAAGTGGAACAAGGACTTTTCCATGGCTCCACCTGATTTCTTAGGAGAGTATTGTAAGAAAGATGTTACATTAACAGCTAGAATTTATAACGATTACTTAAAAAAGATTGAAAAAACTGGTCAGAATAAGGTTTTCGAGCTGGAAAAAAAGCTCAGTAAGGTTTTATTTAAGATGGAAATGCTGGGTATTTCAGTCGATAAAAACTATGCTATTGCTACAAAATCTGTTTTATTAGACCGTTTAGCAGAAGTAAGGCAGGAAATACTCACCTTATGCGGTAAGACTGAGGAAGAATTTAACATTTCAAGCCCTAAACAAATAGGAGAAGTCTTCAATGGGATGGGTATTACCTCTCCAGTAAAGACCGGTAAAGGCAACGAGTCTTGGAATGAAGCAGCTTTAATAAATATAAACCACAGAATGGCAGGTTTAATAAGGCAATACAGGACATTAGAAAAACTTGGCTCTACTTATCTTGACCCTTATTTAGAAACCGATGTTATGCACACCAATTTTTGCAATTGGGGAACTGCCACAGGAAGACTTTCTAGTCGGGAACCTAACCTACAAAATATCCCAAGAAATCACTTTAAATTACATGAGAGAGATTTAACCGACCAAGATAAAATAGAAATCCGTAATGGTATATCTGCTATGGTAGCCCAAAAGGGAATAACAATGGACACTGAATTAACTGACGATGTATTATCTACATGGTCTTTTATAGGTGATGACAAATATGATGACTCAGATACCAAGCAATTAGCTATACGCCGACTATTCGTACCTCGCCCTAACTACAGCTTAATTGGGTTTGATTATCAACAAATGGAAGTTAGAGTATTTATGTCTTATTTTAGGAATGAAACTATAGATGCTATTTTGAATAAGGATGATGTAGATTTTCATAGTGAGGCAGCTAAGTTAGCCTTTGGTGTAGACGAATCTTCCCCCAGATTTAAAGAGTATAGACAATACGCTAAAGCTATAACCTTTGGAACTATTTATGGTATTGGTAATAAAAAGCTGGCACAACAACTAGGAACTACTCCGAGGGAAGCAGGTAAGTTTAAAAAACAATACTTTGAAGGGATGGAAGGTTCAAAAGATTTTTTTGATAAAGTGGTAAAAAAAGTAGAATTACGGGGTATGGTGAAAAATAGGTATGGAAGACAGTACAAAATAAACCCACAGTTTGCTTATAAGGGGGTAAACTATCTCGTACAAGGAACCAGTGCAGACATTCTTAGTGAAAGGATGTTAGTTATAGACGATTATTTATTAGATAAAAAGAGTAGTCTTTTACTACAAGTACATGATGAGATAATATGTGAAATACACGACAGTGAGTTTAATACCATCCCATATAAAATACAAGGTTTACTTGAAGAAAATACATTAGGGGTACCTTTGAAGGTAGATATGGAGGTCTGTTCTCCTTCGTGGGCTACCAAGAAAGACTACAAACCAGTAGAGCTGGAAGACTACATTGACTGGAGCTAGAAAAATTTTTGATAAAATGGAGAAACGAAATTCTAGAATTAGAAGACAAGTGTTTGAATCACTCGCAGAATGTATTGAGTGTGCTAGAAAAGGCAAACGAACTAAGATAATGAGGGAAGGGCTTAAGCACCCAAATGATTTACTTTATAATCAACAATATCTTATCAAGTCTAGATTATGTGAAGATTGTTTTGGAAGTAACAACTTAAGTCATTTAGAACCTAGTGTTAAGGCAGAAATACAATGCAAGAATTGGGGTATTAAAAAAGAATGCTTAAGATATTTCCATATTAAAAGTGTTAGAGTACTGGCAAAGTCTCGGGGGGAATCGTATATAAAGAAGAGTTCTGTAAGACCTAAAGTTCTTGTGGCAAGAGGCTTGTGTATGCGTTGTATTGACTGGAACTGAAAAACTGCTAGAATAAAAGTAGGTAAAACTAATGGGCAAATACAACGAAAAAACGATACTAAAAGAAATATCTGACTATGTAGACAATACATATGACCAGCACTACAGTGAGGGTGAAGTTCAGACATTAGACTTTATAGCGGCTTGTGGAGATGCTAGAGCTTTCTGTAGAGGGAACATTCTAAAGTACGCTTCCCGATATGATAAAAAAGGAACACCTCGTAAAGACATTCTAAAGATTATTCATTACGCAATGCTCCTTTTACATTTTAACGACAAGGAAACAAAAAAATGAAAGTACATACTTGGGGGGAAAAAGCTCCAGTTGGTGACGAAGGAGAAAAACTAATAATTGATTGGCTATCAGGGCTAAAGAATATAAAAAATGTAGAGGATGTATCAAATATTAAAAAATATCAAAACATGGGCTTTGACGTGAAGCTTACTTACGATGATGGAAGAATGACTACAGCAGAAATAAAAAATGATTTGGCAGCAGGTAGGACAAACAATTTAGCTTTTGAAATTATAAGTCAAGAAGCAGCAAAGAAGACAGGATGGTTTCTCTCAACCGAAGCAGAGTGGCTATTACATTATTGCAATACGACAGACACTTTGTATAAAGCTCCTATGAATGAAATACGCCCATGGTTTTTAGAAAACAAGCATCTTACAAAAGACTTTGAAAAATGTCCTTTTGACAAGCCTGCTAAAAATCCAACCTATTTAAGTTGGATTCACCCAATACCAAAAAAAGAAATTGAAACATTACCCTTTGTGAAAACATACAAAGGAATAAAGGAGAAAGCAAATGCCAAAAGTTAGTGCACATTTAGGATTTACATTTAGAGTAGGTCCTCTAGAACAAAATCAATATGGAAGAGTAGACTTATCTGTTGACCAAATAGATACGGAATTACCTATAGAGCCTCAGCTAGAAGAATCAAAAAAAGTAGCTGATGTTATGTGGGAATTTATAAAAGGAAAAGTAGACGCTCAAATAGAGGATATGTTAGATGGGTCCTCTTAATTCTTCTGAACCTACTCGAATGGTAGTTTTAGAAGCTATATTAGCAGAAAGAGAACGACAAGATAAAATATGGGGTCTTCAAGACCACGATGATTCTTGGTGGAATATTATTACTGTTGAAAGAAATGGCGACATTGCTCGAGAAGTATACGGACAAAACGAAACAAAATTATTTATCGAACTAATACAGACCTGTGCTACTTATTTGGCTTGGGCAGAGGCGGTTCGCAGGAGATATAAAAATGGATAAAAATGCAGAAGATGCAATTGAGAAATTATTAAAAAACAAAAATT